GGTATTTTGATGGAAAGTGGCTGTTAATCGGCTAGGTAATAGCCACTTTAACAGCCACTTTTAACAAATGATAAAATAAATAATATATTTATCAATAACTTGTATGGTGGAGGCGGCGGGAATTGAAAACTCACGCGCCCCACTTTTTTTAAAAAAAATCATTAAATATCAGTTAGTTGAAAAACACCTGCTAACGGCAAAGTGGCTGTTAGTGGCTATTAGTGGCTGTTGGAACAGCCACTTTTAAAATTAACCTGTTTATTTGCTGATAAAAACTTAAACCCGCCGTAACTATAGCGGTTCAGTTCCCGACTATCAAGACAATGATGCATTAATTAAGAAATGTTCCTGTCTTAAACGGACTTTATTCATAACCTAAAATAGTGTGCAAGCAGTTGTATTACATATTATATATAGCTTTCAATTCTTCCTTACCCGTTTGCCGCGCCCAACGCAATTGGATTAAGTTTTATGGCATCTATAGAGTGATCGGGGGCCAGGTGCGCGTAGTGCATAGTCATAGTGATGTCAGCATGGCCTAAGATATTTTGCAGCGATAAGATATTGCCGCCGTTTATCATAAAGTGGCTAGCAAAGGTGTGGCGGAGAATGTGGCTACACTGGCCTTGGGGGAAGTCGATGCCGGAACGCGCAGCGGCGCGGCGGAAAGAGCCGATGCAATTGGTGAATAGCCTATCGTTCGGGTTCTTAAAACCTACGAATGATAGCAACTCAACATAGAAACTAGGGCATAGCGGCACAGTACGGGTGCGCTTGCTCTTCGTAAACTCAAACGTAATGCGGCCATCATGCAACTGCTTTTTAGTGAGCTTTTCAACCTCACCCCACCGCGCCCCGGTACGCGCACAGATTTGCGCCACCCAGTACGTCGATTCATTCTTACAGCCATTGGTGATGGCATCCATTAGCGTGCTGATCTGATCTACTGAAAGGTAGGACAGTTGGCGTTCGTGCGTCTTGATAAAGTCCACCGACTCAATAGGATTATGATAATCAATCACTTTTAGCTTTTTCAGCCGCTCGTACATGGCCGACAGATAGCCGTGCTGATTATTAAAGGTCTTGACCATCATACCGCCTTGCAGTTTCTTAAAGCGGAAGGCGACAAACTGCTCGGCGGTGAGCGAGCTGGCCAGCGGATTGCCCAGCTCTTTAGAGATGCTGGCCAGACAGCGTTGCCGCCGGTCGCCGTCGCTCAAGTTCACCCCGTGATACATAAACCACAACGCCACCAAGTCAGTCATGGTGCGCACGTCCGCCACAACCATGGCCACCGGTTCGGCAATGATCGGCGCAGCGGCGGCCGCCGGTACCGGCTTGCTGTTGGCAACGATGTAATCCCGTTCAAACTGCTCGGCCTCGGCTTTGGTCGCGAACAGCTTGCGGACACGCTTTAAGCCCTGTTTGTTGACGTTTGCCAGCCATTGCCCGTCTTTACGTTTATTTACAGACACTTATATAAGACTCCCAAACGCATAGGAAAAACAAAAAAATATATTCAGGTATGCACGGCAAACAGGTAATGTGGATATGAAAACGATATATATAAATTAATACAATAACTTATAAGATATTTTAGGTTATGAAAAAAGTTATTTTAGGACATGAACATAACTTAATTTAAGACCTCATCATTACCTTACTGATAGCGCAAAAAAAAACGCTACAGGCCGCGAACGGCGTGGCGTTATCAATAACCTTTAAAAAACTGCATTCCCTTCCATACCCTAATCATAACTTTTCTACATTTTTTATAAGTTATTGATTTATATAATTGCAATGGCTGTTTTTATAGGCCAACTCGCCGCATTACCTGTTTGCCGTGGCCTCCTGAATATATATTTTTTTCGTTAGGCCGTAGCCTGATATTGCCCGTCACCTGAGCGCGACATCAGGTATGCCAAGGCCGCTTTCATCTCGTTGATTTGTTTCTTTTCTTCAAGAGCAAAAAATATTTCCCGTTGCTGGGTTTCGTTCAAATCCATGAACAATTCCACTACCTTTTGGGCTTTTATGTCAGGTTCAGCCGGGCTATACATTGCCATTTGCTCTTTGATTTCCGATTGCCCGCTATACATTTCCCCTTTTCCAATAATTAGCCAGTCCAGCCGCACATTATTCTTAGTGGCTATTTCAATACATGCTTCGTAAGGTATTGAATTTCTTTGCCTCCATGAGCTAACAGTAGGCGTTGATATGCCAAGTTCTTCAGCAAGACTTTTATCAGAATCTACCTTCAGCAACAGCTTTAGCCTCTCGACAACCAAGGCGGCATCATTTGGATAATTCATTTTGTATTACCTTTGCTTAAATAAATATAAATTGTATTGACTATAATTCATTTTGTATTATCATTTAGACATACATAAATTATGTAAATTCAGTTTATAGACAATACCGGATAAAAAAGCAATATGGCAATTAAGAATAAAGCAAAACCACAAAATAAACAGGCAGTTAGCCAAAGGGTTTTAAGTGATTTGAACGCAGTAAAAGCCGGATTTGTGAATCAAGGCACGTCGTTGAATGCGTGGTGTATTAATAATGACATTAACCAAGGCAACGCTACCCGCGCAGTGCTTGGCGTATGGGCAGGAAAGAAAGGCAAGGCCCTTAGACGTCGCATTATTGAAGCTTCAAAGCTTAAAAAAACAGTGAAAATCAAACAATTGGAGAAATGATTATGTCTCAAGAAACCGCAAGCATACAAGCCACGCCGCCGCTGGCTTTTGACTTTGATAGCTCAAATGTCATTCGTGTTGTAAACAATGAAAAAGGCCAGCCGCTTTTTGTCGCTAAGGACATTTGCCAAGCACTCGGCTATGTGAATCACAACGATGCCATTAAATCCATGTGCAACCCAGAGGGGGTAGCTAATAGCGACCCCCTTGGTAAGGATTGGGTAGCTAATAGCTACCCAATAGGTAATGATGGGGTATCTAATAGATACCCCATCATTGATAGCATGGGGCGCACTAAATACCCTCTGCTGATTAATGAAGGCAACGTCTACCGTTTAATCTTTAAATCTAACAAGCCCCAAGCAAAACCGTTTGAACGTTTTGTGTGTGACACGGTACTGCCCAGCATCCGCCAAACCGGCAGCTTTAGTGTCAACCGTGCGGGAACTGCGCCTGAGCAAGCTAGCTTATTGCCTCCCGCCAGTTCACGCCCCACCAGATCGCCACAGGCGGTTTTTCAAAGCAACTACAAATTAGCTTGTTTAATCTTCAAATCCCACGCGCAGCGGCTGGACTATGCCAACCGGACAACCAAAGAGCAAACCGGTACCGACATCTTAGAGGATGCGGGTATCCATTTGAGCTGTAAGGCGGATGCGTTGCAGTTGCTGTTAGCGCAAACCATCGATGACCATCCGGTTAGTAGCTTGCTTGATTCGGTGCATTACAACAATGACGACCGCACCTGGGCAAAAACCCAATTGGAATCCTGCTACCTAAAGCTTAAGGATGGCGTTTTATATGTCGCTAACCCTTGCCCTTTCATTGGTAAAGAAGGCCGTAAGGCTTTACAGGCCATTACTGGTGCGCGGGTTAATGTCGCCATATTCATGCAAGGCAAAACGTTTAAGTCTACAGCCATAGAGCTGTACTAAGGGCAACTCATGGACGATGTAGACCACAGCCAAGGGACTATTGAAATACACACTTCAATCAGTCTCTATTTATCCAAAAAAGACGTACCGCCTAGCGAGGCGACCGGCGAGTGCTGGAATTGTGGCGCGAAGCTGGCCGGCCCTAAGCGATGGTGTGACGCAATCTGCCGCGATGAGTGGCAAGCGAGGGAAGAATGAACCGATTAAATGCGCTTTTTGACTGTATACCCTGCCCAATTTTAGTGCTGTTTGGCGCGGTGGCAGCGGTGGCGGCAGTAGGTGCGCTGGTGTTTTGGCATTGTGCCGTAAAACGTGAAATAGCCTATTTGGAACGTATCCAAGGGGATGAACATGGTCACTTTTAATAATAATCTGCATATCAACAAGCGGAAAATGCGCATGGTAGCGGGCATTTCATACAGCAGCATTGATAACCATATCGGCAAAGGCACGTTTATCCCTTTGGTGGGTACTGATGAGCGGTTTGGCGATTTCTACGAGAGCGCGGCGTTTTACAACTGGGTTATACAGTGGCGGGCGCAGATGAACTACATGAAAGAAACCGATGCGCATATCAGCAGCGGCGAGATTGAGCGAATTTACGGCATTTCGCCTTCTTTGACCCGTAAATATATTAAGCAGAATGCCTTCCCCGACAAGATCGGCAAGGGCATTTTGACCAAGCAAAACATTTATGACCGCGCCGCCGTAGCGGCTTGGGTCGCCGCTAATCGCCCACCTGAAACCTTGCCTGATGTGACTTATGGCTTAGTGATTGGCAATTTTTGTGTGGGTTTGGGCAATTATTTTACGATGGGCAAGTTTAGTGCGGGGGGATGCCATGTTTAGATTTTTTATGTGTTATTTGCCGTTTGATTTTGACCAGCTTATAGAAAAGACATCGGGCAACGTCTTTACTCTGGTTTATCGGGCCATTGTGCCGATGTTGCGCAAAAACCAAGTGTACCAGCCCAAACGCCACCAAACCCCCTTTTTCAAAGTCCAACATAAGGTATAGGCCCATGAACAACAGCATTATTGATAGCACGGCTGAAACCTTGGTGACGGCAAAACAAGCAGAACAAGGCGTGTTGGAAGTGCAGATACACCTGCACTGTTCGCAGTTTAAGCGGTTTGAGCAAAGCGCGATGGTTGAGGCTGTGCAGTGCGGGATGTTGCTGACCCAGCTTAAGCCATTAATTGCCCACGGCGGTTTTGAGGCATACGTCCAGGAGACTTTTGGCATTGACCGTAACCGCGCGTCGCAATGGATGCGACTGGGCGCGGAGTATGGCGAGGCATTGATGGGGCAGATGCAGCCTGTATTGCCGCCGTATAGCCAAGCGGTGGCTTTGCTGGAAGGTCGGGGCGATAGTCCGGCGTTGTTGGCGGTTAAGCAGAAAACCAAACAGGCTATTACGGTTGACGGCGAGACGTTTACGGTTAAGCAAATTCAAGAATTGAAGAAAAAAGCCGCTATTGCCGACAATTCAGCCCAATTTATTCAAGAAACAGAATCGGCCTTGGCTATTGCTATTGATGCGGGGAAAGAAAAGGACAGGGAAATAGAGGACATTAGAACGACGTTTAACAATCGCTTGGCACGGGAAGTGGCCGATAAGTTAGCCGTAGAAACAAACAAATTAGATGGCGTTGTCGAGCAGAAAGCCAAAGACCTTGCCGCCAGCTATATTGATGAACTAAATGTCCACCATAATAAATTGCTTGGGCAGTTAAAAGAAAAAGAGGACGCAATCGCGTCATTGCAAAAAGACTTGAGTGAACTTTACACCAATGGCGGCAGTGCCGAGCAGAAAAAGGCTATTACTGATTTTGAAAAGCGCGTTGAAGCATTGGTTGAGCAAGCCAGAGAAAAACAACAAGAATTAGCGAATTTGGACGTTAAGCTGTTTAACGCTAGGGACTTACGCGATAAAACTGACCAATTTAACCTTGCTTTAACCCGTATGTCTTTAACGCTAGATAAAGACATCGGTGCATGTCGGTTAGAGATTGAAAAAATAGCTAAGACATATATCGGGATTGACCAAACCGATGAAAATAAGGCCCGCTTAGAAACAGTGGCTGAGCATACTTTCGACTTGGCGTTGCAACTGCTGGCCATGGTATCGCCTGACCTTGACAAAGCCACGGCTATTTTTGACAAAATCAAAGCTGCCCGCGCCACGCTCTTCGACAACACGCCGTAGGCAACGGCAAATGTATCGACATCAATACAATTAGGGCGACTGCCCCTCACTCGCGTACTGCATGATGCAGTACGCCTTTTAATGATGACAGTATGTATTTGCCTGATATTAACCAGAAAGTTGTAGGCCGTTTGATTTCTGAGTTTGAAATGAAAGTGAACGGTAAGTATTTATATGGACGTTGCCCACAGTGTAAAAAACGGGAAAAACTGTGGGCGGGGGTAGAGCAGCCTTGGATGATTCGGTGTAATTCGGCGGAAAGTTGCGGTTACCAGATCACTGCCAAAGAGCTTTTTCCAGACCTTTACCAAGATTTAAGCAAGCAGTACCGCGCCACCGAGGCCAACCCGAATTATACCGCTGACATTTTTATGCAAAATGTGCGCGGGTTTGACCTTGCCAAGATTGCCGGCTGGTATGAGCAAGGGTGGTTTGGGCATCCTGATGCGAACAAGGGCAGTGCCACGGTCCGGTTTTACCTGACCCCTGACCGCCTGAATTATTGGGAGCGGTTGGTTGATGAGGTGATGTTGTGTCCGGTCGGTGAAACGCCTGAACCGCGCAAGATGAATTTTAAGGGCAAGTTTGGCGGGCTTTGGTGGCAACCGCCCGGCTTAGTAATTAACGCCAACGATGAAATTTATCTGACCGAGGCGATTTTAAAAGCCATTGCCCTGAACGTGAACGGCTATAAAGCCGTGTCGTGCATGTCGAGCGGCACTTTTCCTGAGAAAAAAATTAAGGAATATGCGGGGCGGGGTATCACTTGGATTATCGCCCTTGATAATGACAGCGCGGGGCTGGCGGGGCTGCACAAGTTTGCCAAGGCATTGCGGGTGATGGGCGAGAAAGTCTGTGCCATTTTATCCAGTGATAACCCTGACATTAAGCAGGATTGGGATGATTTGCACAAGCTGGGCAAGCTGACCGCCAAAGATATGGAGTTATACCGCCATTTCGGCAAGGTCGAGCTGGCGACCAACTCACGCCAGAAGGCCTATTATTTGTGGTTGCGTGATGATAAACAGCGGTCTTATACGTTTGATTTTGGAAAGGAAACCTATCAGTGCAAGTTCAACAAGAAAAAGTTTGATGATATGCCTATCCCGATGGAGCAAAACCCAGAAGTTAGGGAAAAATACAAGCGCGATGCCTTTAACGCCGCCGCCGAGATTAAAAAAGTAGCCACGTTTACGGTTAAGTTTTTGTATTTCCAAAAACCGGAAAATGGCCTAGATGGGCAATATTATTTGCGGTTGGAGTTCCCCAGCGGCAAAAAAGCCGTGAAATGTGCGTTTAACTACGGCGCGTTTTCGAGCGGTTCTGAGTTCAAAAAAGCAGCGCTCAAAGAGCCTGGGGCGCAGTTTACGGGTACGACTGCTGTGGTCGATGAAATTTATGGCAAGGGCAACAAGGTACAGTTGCGCGAGGTGTCGGCCATTGATTATGTCGGCTATGTCAAAGAGATTGGGGCCTACATTTACAACGATTTTGCGGTTGAAAAGGGCAAGGTCATTAAATTGAACAAAGACGACTTTTTTCAACTGGAAAAAGTGGGCATTAAGACGGTATTTGATGGTAAGCAGAAATTAAGCACCCATGCCCCGCAACCTTTTATAGCCGATTACTTGACTGCGTTTAACGTTAAGGGGCTGATCGCCTTCGCTTGGTGGCTGGGCTGTTTGTTTGTTGAGCAGATACGCGGCCATTACAGCTACTACCCATTTTTGGAGGTGATCGGTGATGCCGGGTCGGGTAAGTCGCAGATGGTCGATATGTTGAGCAAGTTGGTGGGCAAAGATGCTGATGTGTTTAACCCCAACTTTTCGACGGCGGTCGGCAAGTTGCGGCGGTTATCCAGTTTATCCAACTTGCCGGTTATTTTTAATGAAACCGACAACGAAAACGACGATAGCCGGGTACATGGCAAAAAGTTTTTGTGGGATGAGCATAAGGACTTGGCCGAGGGGCGTATCGGTCGGGCATCGGGGCTTAAGACCAACGACAACAACGTGCGGGAACCCAAGTTTAAGGGCGGTTTGCTGGTGGTGCAAAACGTACCCGTCCATGCTTCGGAAGCTATTTTGTCGCGGTTTCTGCATTTGCAGTTTGACCGCTCACATCATAGCAATGCGGGTCGGCAAGCGTTGGCGCGGCTGCAAGCGATGGAGATTATGGACGTTAGCGGCTATTTGCTGGCGACCTTGCGCAAGGAAGGGGAGATCATGACCACCTTTAAAGCCCAGTACAAGCTTTACGGTGATGAGCTGCGGGCGAATGCGGGCATGAAGACACAGCGGGTGATTGATTTCCATGCCATGTTAAAGGCCTTGATTGATTGCTTAGTGCTGACCGTGCCGGTGCCGACGGACGCTATCGCCCAGGCACAGCAAAAGGCTACCGAGATGGCAGTAGAGCGGGAAGTAATATTGCGGCGGGCGCACCCGATTAATGAACAGTTTTGGGCTAATTATGAGTATATCAATGATAAGTTTAACCAAAATGACCCGCTGTCTATCCCGTGCCTGAACCACTCAAGCGACCCGACACGCATTGCTATCAACTTAGAGCATTGCCGCACAGTGTTCGCCAAACATCAATTAGAAGCGATTGAAACGAAAGAACTGAGGAAGTTTTTAATCGCCAGCACCAAGCCCAAGTTCGTTGATAAGAATGTCGGGGTGTGGTCGGTGATTGAGCAACGGACTATTAAATGTTGGATTTTTAAAGCCTAGAGAGGGCATTTTATGAAAAAACGTGTTGTGGTAACGATTACAAAAATACTTGATATTGATATTAATGATAAGAATTTAACTGATGAAGAGTTAGATGATTTTGAAAAGTCGATGTGGAAGTTAGAAGATTATGATAGCCGTGAGGAAGCTTTATTTTGCTTTGTGGCTAGCCAAGTCGCCCAGTTTGATGAACATCATATTGATTGTGTAGGCCGTGCTATTGATAGCCGCCATTCTGAAAATCAAGTTACTGCCCCAGAAGTAGTTTTTATTGAAATATCAGAAGAGATAGAAGCGAGCATAATTCTTGATTGGTGATAATGGCTAGTGGAAGTTGCCAAGCGTTGTGTGCCTGGCTGTTAACTTAACCTTTTGGAGATAACGATGCTTTACCTAACGCTGATGACATTAATTGTGTGTATTACCATTATTGTCTGTGATTGAAACCGCCTAGCATTATGCTGGGTTTATTTGGAGATAACGATGCTTTACCTAATGCTGATGACGTTGATTGTGTGTACTACGGCCATTGTGCTGTATTGGATGCGCACCCGGCCTAAAACCGATTTGATAAAACTGGATGATGCCCGCTATTTGTCGTTGTCGGCGGTTTCTGAGGTGCTGAGGAATAACGGGGTGCTGATGATGACGCTGAAAGATGGGCGGACGGCGCGGGTGAAGGATGATAGCGGCAGAATCCTGCGGGAATTATCTAAACGTAAATTAAATTGAGGTTGGTCATGATTGAGCTTGTCGCCCTTGTTGCAAAAAAACCTGAAAAAATAGGAAATGTTACGCGATATGGCATGGAAGAAAAGAAAATACCCGTTACTAAAATCATGTGCTGCAATTCGTCGCACCATTATGTTTGTTTAGTGCATGAGCCAAACATTAATGCCCCATTTGATCGGGCTTATCCTGATGGGCAGGTGTGGGTGAGTTTTTATAAAAAACACAATAAAGACATTAAGTTGCCCGTTTTAAAAAAAAATGAAGCACGGGAGGTTTAAGTGAAGCAATTGGGTGAATGGTTGTTGGTGGTGTTCTTTTTGACGGTGCTTAGCCAGTGCGGGCGGTTGGTGCCGTTTCCGCCGCGCGAGGGTTACACATCGGTTTTGCAGGTGTCGCCGATATGAGACAGTGTGTGCATGGGGTGCTGTTGGGTGAGCCTTGCCCGTTGTGTGGGCCTGGGCCACGGCAGGACGGGAGTTTTAAGGGGCTGATGCCGGATGATGGGCGGGTTTCGGGTGGGGCGGTGTTTTTAGGGGGTGAGGATAAGGCGGAAACGGCGGAAACGATTGTTGTTGTTAAGTCACGCCGCCACCGTCCGCTGTTATTATCTGAATCTGGATGGGAATAAAAAATGGTTAGTGTAGGAAATACCGAAGGTGAGATGGTCAATCTGTTCATTTTTTTATACAGAAAAGCCAAAGGCGAACAGTTTGATTTTTGCAAAGCGTTAATTGCTGATGACCGCGATTATCGGTTAAGCGGCATTGATTTGTTTGAAGCAAAGGTAATTTTCAATCTGGTTGATATTATTGAAAGACAACGCATTGCAATTGAAAATTTAACGAATCAATGAAGGTAAGTCCAATGATTGAAATTGTTGATAGCAAATTAGTGATTAAAGAGCCTGATGGGTTGGATCGGGCGCACTTGGTACGCCGATTTGGTGAGCGGATGAAGGCGGCGCGGGAGTTGAACAATTATTTGTTGAAAGATGCTTATACGTTGTTCGGGTACAGCAATATGTCCATGTTGTCGAAAATTGAAAATGGCAGTAACGGCTTATCCATTCCGATTTGGTTAGTGGTGCGGGCTTCTGAGGTATATTTTGTTTCGACGGACTTTTTGTTCGGGTTGTCGGAGGACTGGGAGCGGGATGCCCAAGTCAGCCAAGAGCGGGAGATTACCCGGCTGATGTCGGATTGTCTTGTACAAATGCGGGCGGCGGAATTAAACCAAGTGCGGACGATTAGCCAACAGATGACCGCTTGCGGCAAGGCGGCGCATAGTGCCTTGGCGGCCATCACGCGCATTTATACGGCTTTGGAGACGGTGCGCTGTAAAAATGCCCTTTTTGATGAAGAAATGATCGGCGGCGCGGCCTTGGTGAGCGCCACCGATGAGGGGTTAGCTTTGGCGGCGCAGGCCAAGGCGGCGTTGGCTAAGGCTAAATTTATGTTTGGCAGGCAGTCCTAAAAATAAGGGGATAGGCTATACTGGATTTTTAACTTAAAACAGCGGTGATGGTATGAATCGGTTGGTGGTGTTGGCAAGTAGTTTTATTTTAATCGGGTTAGCAGGTTGTGCAAACATGAAGTATAAGGGTTGGAAAAAAGTTAAGATTTTATCTGATACCTATAAACAGCCATGCCAGTTGGTCGGACGCGAGGCTACTCCAGAAAGAGGGTCATTAGTATTTGCGCAAAAACATGCCATTTTAGCCAATGGTAATACCGTATCTTTTAAATCTATCGACGGTATCCAGACTGCCTTTTATTTTTATTGTGCGCCGGGCTTGCCGCCTTACACCAAGCGAGATTATAAGGTCACTATGCTGACAAATAAGCTGTATCCAGAGGCTACGTTGTTAGATTTTGAGAAGGTATCCGCTAAATGCAAGTATGAAGCTCATGCCGCTACCATTGATACTAGCCGCCGCCCTTCCGAACGGGTTTATGTGCCAACCAATAATCTTAGCTTTTCTCTAAGCCAACAACAGGCCAGTGCTACTGATCGTTTTAACGAATCTTCGCATGAGCTGCATTTACGGGTTGAGCAATCTAATCTTTACAGCGAATGTCTTGCTGCGCAAGGATTTGCTTATACCTCTTCAGATGCTGAAGCTGATTATTTATTGGTTGAAAAAACCTGCCCAGATTATAAAGAGAAGGCTTGTTTTATTCCCGGGGGAAAATAACATGAACCGTTACTTAGTATTGTTGGTTATCGTTTTAACCGCCAGTCTTTCGGCGCAGGCTAAAGAGCAAAGAAGCTATAAAGCCAAAGCCGTTTTTAAATACATGCACCCATGCCCCGCGAACGGCCATAAAAGCGGAGCGTGTCCGGGGTATGTGATTGACCATATTCAGGCCTTGGCGTGTGGCGGGGCCGATGCGCCGGAGAACATGCAGTGGCAGACGGTGGAGGAAGGCAAGGCGAAAGATAAATGGGAGCGGAAAGACTGCCAACGCTGATTATCCTGCATTGTTAGAGAAGTAACTTTTTAAAGATTGTTGACAAAAGCGCGGTACAGGTCTACTCTTTTCGAGCCGCTGCAAAAAACAGCGGCTCAGAGGTGAGATTCTGACTTGTATACACGGTGCTACGCGCACCTACTGCGCTTTTTTTGTGCCTGTCATTTTGTAATGGCGGGGCATGATTAAGGAGGACGGCTTTATGCCCGCTGGTTATCCGTGTAACAGTGATCTCACACCTTCTGATTATGTCCCCGCCGCCCAACTGGTGAGATGGTTGACGGTGGTTTCTAAATTTTTAACGGAAACTATTATGAACACTTCAAATTTTAGCTTAACTGCTAACCCCTTTTTTTTCTCCCTGTCCGCTGTCAGAACTGCCCTAGATGCCGATAATAATCCATGGTTTTGCGCCAAGGATGTTTGTGCTGTCTTAGGAATTGAATGGACAGGTCATACGCTCGATAATATGCCTGAATCATGGAAAGGGGTGGTAAAACTTACCACCCCTTCTGCCCATGACGGACGTGGTGGCGGTTCGTAAGATACCTATTTTGTTAACGAAGCAGGCCTATACCGCCTTGTCTTCCGCTCCAACAAACCACAAGCCACCGAGTTCGCCAATTGGGTCTGTGCCGAGGTGTTGCCCACTTTGCGCAAGCAAGGCTTTTTCGGCACCTTAAAGCCCAAAGACTATTTGGCCGTGACCCGCCAGATCAACCAACTCACCCGCCAATTGGTCAACAGCAAAAACGTGTTTGAATGGAAAACCTTGCTGCCGCAATTGCGGGTGCTGCATAATCTGGCGGGGTCGGCCATGCCGGAAGTGGCCTTGGTGACCGCCGATTTCGCCCAGTCTGATTTGTTTGTCGGCGGTGTGTCATGAGCGCGGCCCCCGTTGACCAAGACACCATCGACAACAACCTGCAAAACGCCAAACAGATTTTGCAGTTGGTGAAGGACTTGGCGTTGCCGGAGAAGTACGATGATGGGTATGTGTCGGTGAACCGTGAGGGTTTGTGGGCGTTAAGCGAGGTTTTGCTTAAGCTAATGCCGTAAGGCGCAACGGGGCGGCAGGGATGCTGCCCTTTTTTGTGGTTTTTTTGATGGTGGGGGATAGTCATGTGGCAAAAAGTAAAACCAGATTTTTTTAATGGCTCTATACATTGCTCAGTTAATCGCTTGGTTAATAATGACAATGGTTTAATTGTTTTGCGCCAACTGTTTCCTGATGGTCAGGCGGATCAATTAAATTTTGTTTTGTTTTCTACTTCTGGAGTGCATGGCAGCTATACAAGCATTGAAGATGAGGAGGCATTGCCAGATGCTGAAAATAGTGATGAATACGATGCTGATGGAAACGAAGTTGAAGTAAGGTATGGGGTTACGTTTTTGGTCGTGCATCCGCGTGAGGTTGCGCTAAGGTATGGAGTTGCCTTTCCCAAAACGCCTGATGATTTTGAGTTTTTGAAGCGGCTACGGAAGTCTTCGTCAGAAGCTATACAATTAATAGGCTATTAAGCACAAACAATCCCCTCCACAAAAAACCCGCCTAGTGCGGGTTTTTTTATGCCTGGGGTTTAGCCAGCCATGGCCAGCAAGTCCAGTTGCAGTTCGGCGCGGCGTTTGGGTGGGGTGGTGCGGATGATTTGCACGGCCATGAGCTGCACGTTGGTGATGGGCGGCAGTTCGGTGCTTTGGTAGGACAGGTCTACCAGCACCCGCGCCTGGCAGGCTGGGTTTTGGCATTGGGTGTAAAAGTCGCTGGTGATGTGGGTGGGGTTGTAGCGGGCATAGATAACGGCGGGTTGCCCGCAGCAAGAGCAATGGATGCGTTGGCGGCTGGATAGCAAGCCGTTGGGGTTGGGGTTTTGCTTGTCGATGGGCAAGCGGGAGGGTTGGAGCAGTTTTTTAACCGATAGGGTGTAGGTGGTACGCGCCCCGCACGCTTTGATGTCGGCGCATTGCAGGTCTAGGGATGATTCGGTGTCGGTGAGCTTTTCAGCGCGGTAGAACACCGAATCAGTTTTGCAGTAGGGGCAGGTGGTCTTCATGGTAAAAATCTCCTCAAATTTTGGTGATAGTTTACCAGCTGTTGACAGTGGTTAAGGCACTACGGCGCGGAAATACCCCAATTCGGTGCTTCAAACTGGATAGGGTTGCCGCTGACTTCTTCATTGATGCTTAGGAATTTGTTTTGCATTGGTTCTATTTCAAATTCATGATAGTACATCATGACTTTGATGCGGTCGCCTAAGCTACCGGATTGCGGCGGCAGTACACCAAGGAATTCCCCCGCCACGCGGTGTACGCCCAGCATGGCTTGCAGAGTGAGTTCTTGAATGGCCTTGAATTCGTCGCCAGTGGCCGCTTGACCTACTGGAATCACTTTGACAGGTTCGCGGCTAGATGATTTTGGCACGTCAATATAGATTGACCGGAAGTTACCCACACCTTTATTGCTTTGGATTGAATCACTAAGCGTTTTGTACATTTCGTTACTGAGTCCGGCATCATTAGTGACAAAGATGTTTCCCGTGTGAGCGCCGTTGATAAAGTAGCGGCGTTTGAATAAGGTTGAATTTTCGCCGAGCATGGCGGTTTGCATACCGCCTAGATATTCAGGGGTTCCGTAGATGGTTTGTTTTGCGTCTACGGTTTTTAGGTGCAGGACTTCGCCCGGCTGGTATTTGATAAATCCCCAATAATTAGTGGTCGCCAAGTCGTTGGTGGAACTGATGGCGTTGAGCAGCTGCACAAACACATCTGGGTCTTTGTGGGGGCGCATACGGATAGCGGGCAAGCGGGAGAGGCGCACGACTTTGCCGAAGCCGTTATAGTGCCGCTGAAAGTAGCAGTTGCCGAAAACGTGGTAATCAAAGGCGGCGGCTTCAAGGTCTTTATAGCTAAGCATTGAATTGGCCTTAAAGTATTTTAAGAGCATGTTTTTCTTAAAATGCAGGATAGGGCCATGGTACGCATTGACGTTGATGAGGTCGGCGATGCCGATTAAATCAACGGGCGGTAACCAATATTCGCCATTCGCATATAAGAACGTGCCTAGGGAGCTGACAATATTATTGTTCAAGACAGATTCAGGTTCGCCAAAGCTGAAACGTAGGCCATTGTCAGTGCTGGCGGCCGCCGGGCTGGTGAATTGTTCGGCCACGCCGCTGATGAAGGTCTTGGCGGCGGCGATGCCGTATTTAAGCTGGGTTAAGTTCATATTTTTGGCATTGACGGGTTGGGTGGTTTAGGGTTCCGCCCCAGATCACGCGGTCGGGCGGTAAATTGCCCAAGGCGATGAGGGCCAGGTTTATTTTTTGTGGGGTCGGGTTGGTTTTTAAATAGGCTTCGAGTTTTTGGCAATGGCCGATGCCGTCGCCGTCGCCGATGGGGTCGGCGGTAAAATGGCGGCAGGTGCGGCAACTGACTAGGGCGGTCATGCTTGTATCACCACCGTGCCATGTTTGTGGCTACCCACCAGCGGCTCGTAGCTTACGCCGTTGATGATGGCCCATGCGGAATCGCCGTGGCCACCAGCGGCATTTCGTTCAGTTTTGTAGATAATGGCCCCAGATCCGTTGCTGATTGTTTTCTTTATTAACATGAATGAGCTGATTACATCCTGATCGCGTTGCAGCATTAAAAACCGCTTGGTGTTGATGAGGTCGAGCATTTTCATCACCAGCCTGTTTTTGTTGTCTGGCGAGTAGTTTAACGGCGTAACGGCTGGGTAAAATCTTTGGACGTGTTCGTGTACGCCTATGCCTAGGCCATTCAAATCTAGTGCTATGTATTGGACGTTATAGTTTTCAACATCTTCTTTTATGCGGTTAGCTTGGAATTCAAAATTTTGGCCTTGGAGTTTTCTTAGACCCAATAACCTAAACGGGTCTTTGGGTTTGATGGGGATGCCCAGCAAGGCGCGTTGTGCCGCGTCGCCCTTTAGCGATACGCCCGTATCGTAGCCGATGGCTACGGGGTTGTTAGCATAGGGGCGGGCGGCATTGGGGTTGTAGTCTTTCCATTCCATGGCTTCCAGTACGCAATCTAACAGGGTTTGCAGGTTGAAGACGCTTTGAGAATCGTCGATAAACTTGCACATGTAAAGGTTATCAAAGGCATCTTGACTGCTGGACTCTAGCTTAAGCATATCGATGTCGATACGGTCAAAGCCTTGGTCAACGGCATCTTGGGCGGTGACGATATGCCGCCATATCCCATCCGGGAACATTTGGCCGTCTTTCAGGTTTTGCCATGTCACATCAAAGGCGGCGCGTTTTTTCTCCGGCAATTTGTTGTTGTAAATTTCGCCGCTCCACATCGGATAGGCTTGGTGGCTTTTCGCGGACGGGGTAGAAAAGTAGGTTTTACGCCAATGTTTGTGGGTCGCTATCGCCCCGGCAACGTGATTCACTTTTTCAAATTTCGGTATCCAGAACACTTCATCTATATAGAGATGGCCTGTATAGCTTTGCGCGGTGGTGGCGTTGGTCGATAAAAACCGCAGGTTAGCCCCATTTGACAGGGTGATAACGTCCGTGCCTTTTAGGTCAAGTTCAAGGTAGATTTTGGCGAAGGCTATCATGTAGCCCTTGAACACTTCCGCCTGGCTACGGCTGGCCGACAAGAAGATTTGGTTATCGCCAGTTAGGATGGCATCTTCTAGGGCTTCCCACGCAAAATAAAATGTTGCACCAATTTGGCGACTTTTTAAGATAAAGCGGATACGGCGGGTTAGCGGGTTTTCTTTGGCGGCGTGCCAAGCGGCGGTGTACTGGCAAGTGAACAGCTTGGCACGCACTTCGGCGAGCATCTCTGGGGTGATTTCCGAGATGTCGTTTTTGACCTTTTTTTCTTTCTCTTTGCGTTTGCCTTTGGGGCGCGGTGCTTCTTGGTTATCACCTTCAGTAGCAGCTTGGGCGGTGGCGGTGGGGATGCCGTTATTTTTTATCCATAAGGCGCGGGCTTTGGTTTCTTCAGCTTTAGCCAGATCAATCTTTAAGGCCCCGAAAGCTTTGACGGCGCGTTGCCATTCTTCTTGTTGGTTTTTGGTTTTATCTTCGATAGCGGTTAAGACGCTGATGCGTCTGGCCAGCACTTCTTCTACCGTACCCTCCGGGCAAAAAGCATCCCATTTTTCGGATTTCCGCCATGAATAAACCGTGCGCGGTGGAATATTGAAATTTAAGGCGATGTCGTCCACCGTTGCGCCGCGAATAAACATGGCGCGGCAGCATTGGCGCACTTCGGGCGAATAACGGAAGGATTTATCGGCTTTGCTTGTCATGACTGCATTTTATGTAATGCAATCGGGGTTGTATTGGTTAAAGTTTTTGATTTTGTTTGATCTTGTGGGTATCAAACGGGGCTGGATAGGCGGGGCTTTATTGTGTGCGGGGTTGCTTGTAATCTGTGTGCAACTGGGTGTTTTAGCAATAAAGGGGTTGATTGTGGCGTTAAAAACTAAGCCTTTTCGGGTTGCCCGAAGCGGCAATACTATTGACGGGCGGAAGATTACGCTGGAGATGCTGACCCAAGCGGTAGAGACCTATAACCGCGATAGCTATACGGCGTTGATTTGGCCTGACCACTTACGCGGCTATAACCTTGGCGTTGTTGACAGCATTAGCTTGCAGAAAAATACTGAAGGCGGGGTTGATTTGTATGCCGTGTTTGAGCCTAACGATTTTTATCGTTATAACAATGACAGCGGTCAAAGGCTGTTTACATCCATTGAAGTAATGCCCAATTTTGCTGGTACTGGTAAATGGTATTTTACGGGATTAGCAGCGACCGATAACCCGGCAAGCTTGGGCACCGAAGAAGTCAGGTTTAGCAAACTGCCTGATGATAAAAATTTTTACTCAACCTTTATTGAATCTAACGTAGTTGTCGAGGATGACAAGCCGCCGTCATGGTTTATGAAGTTTACGAAACATTTACAAATTAAAGGTGATGACGAGATGGCCAGCACGGAATATGTCGAATTAAAAAAACTGTTTGATGCGCAGACGGTTGCGTTTACAGAGCTGAAAGAATCTGTAACAAAATTGACGGGTACTAATCCGCCACCGCCTGCCGCTGGTGATGATGTCAAGGTGACGGAATTAACGGCCAAGGTGACGGAATTAACCACACAAGTGGCAGAAAAGGATAAGTTGTTGACTGACTTTACCGCCAAGCTGGCGACCTTGGAAACAGGATTTACTGACATCAGTACCAAGCTGGCGGCGGCGTTGCAAGAGCAGCCGGGTACTAATTCGCCAACAGCTGGTGGCGGCGGTGCGGATGAATTCGCCGCCTACGTTTAACCTGCCCCCCTTTTTTTTATGGAGTAAACAACAATGGCTTATCCATTACCCCCCGCCGCTCGGCAGGTGTTTAACCAATTTATTGCCCTGAGCGCAAAAGCTTATAGTGCGGAACCCGGCCAAGAGTTTACCGCGACCCCGATGGTCGAAAACACCTTGATTAAAAAGCTGGTCGAAAATGGCGGTTGGTTTATGCCGTATCTGACCATCATGCTGGTACGGCAGCTTAAGGGCGAAAAAATTGCCATGTCGGTTTCTGGCGGCTCGGCGACGCGGACGAAAATTGTCGGCAATGCTAAACGGCAGGCCCGCAACCTTATCCAGTTGATTAATGCAAACTATGAGTTGTTTGAGGTCGATAACGACATCAGGGTGCTGTATGCGACGCTGGACGCTTGGAGCGAGTTCCCAAATTTTGCCGATTTGTTTAACACGCTGGTTAAAGAAGCGATGGCTAACGACATTATCAGGGTCGGTTGGAACGGTACCACCACCGCCGATACGACAGATATTGCGACTAATCCCGATATGTCGGATTTGTTGGTGGGTTGGCTGCAAATCATGCGCGAATTCAATAGCGGCTCTAACTATCTGGACGGCGCGTCTACGGGCATTGTCTTGGGTAGCCGTCAGTACCCAACGCTTGATAGTGTGGTAAATGAACTGAAATACACCATCCCTGTACATCTGCGGGATGGCTTGATAGCGATGGTATCGGATGACCTGATGGGCTATTCAGAAGGCCAATATTATCGTTCGCCGGAAATGACCGAAGCGAAAAAGGCCATGATCGAATCTGGTCGGCAAATTGTAACAACCTATGGCGGTTTGCCTGCTGTTGTACCGCCGTTTTTTATCGATGGCGGGATTTTGCTGACGACTCCCGGCAATTTACAGTATTACATGCAGCGCGGCAGCATCCGCCGGACTATTCGTGACGAACCGGATTATAGCTCAGTTGCCGATTACAACAGTTGCAACGGCGGGTATGTCGTTTACAACGAAGAGCAAGCGGTTTTTGCTGACGGCATTACGGTCGCTTAATGAGTATACGCGACATAATGCAGGCCAAGCGGGACAGCATTAAAAGCGCAGCGGCGTTGCCAAAGGTGCCTGATGTTCTGCCCGCCCAGGCAACGATAAATAAGCGGGCAGGACAGCCGGAGAAGTTGCGGTTATTTTTACAGCAGCTTTATAACGACGTTGGGCAGCTTAAGGCGGTTAGCGATTTGGCGGAAAAGCAAACCATCAAAAAAGGGTTGCTGGCAAATTACACGACGTTTGTGGCCGCTTATATTGACGCTGGCGACAACTACCCAAACCCGGTAGCTGTGCAGGTGATGATTTGGCTGTTTGATGTGATGGCCGTTGAGGCAGCGTTAAAAATCGCCTTGGTATTGGTCGGACAGAATCAGGCGATGCCGGAAAACTTTGGCCGGAACATGCCGACGTATGTTTGCGATGCGCTGTATGACTGGGCCAATATTATGCTAGTCGAGGGGTGGTCTGCTAGTCCTTACTTAGATGAGTTGGTTGGGCAGTTGCCGGGGTGGGATGAGCGTTACACGTTGCCTGTTCCCGTTGTTAGCAAATGCTATGCGATGTTGGCGAAACATAAAGAGCGCGAGGGGGATATGAACGATAACCCTGCTATGCAAAAAGAATTATATCAACGGGGTTTTGAGCTGTGCGAAATGGCGCAGGCGCATAATCCTGAGAAGCACGGGACAAAGACCCTTGCCAGACGCTTAAACGATAAGAGGAATTACTGATGGGCAGTTATTTGAACCGTTTGCGGGCTTTGCCCGTTGTAGTATCCACCAGCATTACGCGGCCCGCGAATACCACGACTTATGCGGCTGGGGATGTGATCGCTAATAGCGCGTCTACACCAACAGCAATTGTCGTGGCTAATTGCGTTGCGCTGAAAGGCGGCTATGGCCGTATTTCTTCGGCCCAACTGATTAGTTCGGCGGCTCCGGCGTTACCGTTGCAAGCGGATGTGTTTTTGTTTTCGGCAGTGGTTGGGCTGGACAATGACAATGCGGCGTTTACGCCCACGGATGCGGAAATGCTGACCTTGGTGGCAACGCTTCAGTTTTATGATGACCATGCCCCGTTTGATTCGACGGGTGCGGCGGTCGCCAGCTTTAAATCGCCGCGCTATGCGGACGGTGATGCGAGCAGCAACCGGGTTTATTTTTCGCAGCCATTGCCCAATAAGATTTTTAAAACGGCTGATACGACTAAGAACTTATGGGCGGTGGTAGTGGCGCGTAATGCTTATGTGCCTGCCTCCGGCGAAACTTTTACGCTCTTTATTGATATTGAGCAAGATTAAAACGGCTCCTCAAGCCCAGTGCAGACGGATTTACGCGGCAACCTTTTAAGGCCTTGGCGGGTGGTTTGTCTGAGCTGGCACTATTTTATAAGGCGGTTTTTGTGGATGATAAAGTCGTAAATTTAGTAAAAGGCCATGAAGGGTTTAGGTCGATAGTTTATAACGATACCGTGGGTATTGCCACGATTGGATATGGCTATAATCTGGAAGCTAACCCTTTACAGTTATCTGCACAAAAAATCGCCCAATTGAAGGCGCACGGTATCGGTATGGTTGAGGCCAGTTCTTACTTGGTGCAGATGCTGGATATTATTGAGCATAAGCTGTCCGGCAAGTTGCCGTGGTGGTCTAAGCTTAATTTGGCGCGGCAAGCGGTATTGTTGGATATGGCTTACAACCTTGGCGTTGACGGCTTGCTGGAATTTAAGAACACGCTGGCGGCGGTTGGCCGGAGTGATTATGTGGCGGCCAGCAAAGGCATGTTGGCAAGCCGATGGGCTGGGCAGGTTAAAGACCGGGCTAAGCAATTGGCTAACATTATGATTGTCGGTCGGCTGTAATGAGCTTTAGCGGTAAGCCAGCCAACACGACCGCCCAAGCTGTCACTAATGACGGCTTTTGGCCGGATTTGACGGTGGGGGATTTGGTTGATGATTACCGCATACCAACTGAATATGCCGATGCGGTGGTGCTGATGGGTCTTAAAGCGGCGATGGTATTTTGCAATAAAGAGCTGGCGGCGGCGAAGCTGGCGATTATTGGCGATTATGACACGTTGGCTTTGTATTGCGCCGCCAATTCTAGCCAGATTGATGGTGATGAGGTTTTGCATTTTTACTATGTCCATGCCGTTTGTTGCTATGCCAAGGCGTTTTTATTGCAGCAGTTTAATAGCCTTAACCGCAAGCCCAACGCGGAAAACGCGGCCAAGGAAGCCCCGCAAACTGAAGAATATTGGATGCAGCAATGCTGGGTAGCTATCAATAATTTGCTGGGGTCGGTGTTGCCGGAAGATGGCTACACTGACCCGCGTTATGCGCGGGTGACGTTGCTGTGATTAAGATCGGGCAGTTACATACCTTTCTGCAGGGGCTTAATTTTGTGGCGGCTGAGCAGATTGATAGCTGGGTGGATGATTTGCAGATTATCCCGTCTGGCCGAAATACCGGTGTGCCTGGGCGTATTATTGTTTGCGAAAATCATTACACCGCAACGTTTTTTATTGAGCGTTACCCCCATGGCCGGATTAACGAAAGCATTTTGACGGCGAGCATTAGTTGCTGGCTGATGGAAAACAGCGGCGATAGTCTGGATAAGTTTGAGTTCCCGATTATTTTAGATGTGCTGGATGCGCAGGTGGCTAATGTTGAGTTTGGCATCCCGTTTCGTGAGTTTGTCTACGCGCAAGAAGATGAAGCCGGCCCGTTGGTTTTTAATAGCAAAACTTACTCGCTAATATGATTACGCTGAGGCTTGATGGGGCTAGTGCTGTGCAACAACGCTTGGCAGCGGCTCCGGCACAGGTACGGCGGGTAGTGATTAAGGCTTTAGCTAAACGAATTTTAGCTAACAGCAAGGCGCGGATTAGGATGCAATCTGACCTTAATCAACAAGCGTTTACCCCGCGCAAATCGACACGGCGTAAAAAAATGCTGACTAAGTTGGGGCAACGGCTAAGCATCCGGGCTGTATCGGATACTGAAGCGTTGATCGGTTGGGCATCATCTGTAGAGGGCCGTATTGCCGCTAAGCAGCAATTGGGCAGCACGGAGACGTATACCGCCGCCTTAAATCGGCAGCAAGCAAGGCGGTTGCCTGTTACTGCACCGGCGACGCGCATACAAGCAAAGCAATTGCTCGGCTTGGGCTACAAGGTTCGGCGACAAAATGGCGGATGGAAAACGCCGACGATGAAATGGATTACTGAAAATCTGACAATTGGGCAAGCCGGGTTGTTGATAAAAGAGCTAAAGGGGGTGACGGCAGGGCAGTCTTGGCAGATTGTGTTACCACCGCGCAGTTTTTTAGGCGTTACGGATAGCGAGGCGGCAACAATTCTTAATCAAATTGTGCAGTTGCCGGAAGTTCAGGCCGCTTTAAACGGGTTTTAAGCCCTTAACCTTTAATTAAAAAAACGATTATGGAAAAGCCAGTTTTAGAGGTGTTTGGGTTATCGGCGGATGCGGTGACGTTTTTGTGGGTTGCGTTTTGGGGGGCTTGCGGAGGTACTGTTAAGTACATCCAGAAACTCAACAAGGGCTATTGCCGTTTTTCGGTCACTGAGCTGATCGGCGAGTGGGTGGTGAGTGGTTTTGTTGGCTTGCTGACGTATTTGCTGTGCGATTCGGCGGGGCTAGAGGTTAAGGTGTCGGCGTTTTTGATCGGCGTTACTGGGCACATGGGCAGTGGAGCCATTGTGATTTTTGAAAAGGCCGCTCAGGCTTTATTTACCAAGTGGTTTGGCAAAAATGATACACCTGCCTGATCTTGTCGATTGGGCTGACTGCTTGACAGAAAATTGCCCCACGTTTGGCGGACGGTTTTATCAAGTTATCCCTGACGACAGCTTGATGATTGATGACAGGGAATCCCCCGTTGGTTTTGTCTATTTGAGCGGGGATGCGGCGGAGACTAATTCTATCGCTACCGGAGTGCGGCAGCGGGTGGCGATGGAAGTGACAGTTGAAGTTATACAGCGGCGCACGGCGAGTAAGACGGATAAGTTTAGCAGTGTTGACGCTGACCAACAGCGGATTTATCGCTTAGAAATACAAGCGGCTTTGGTGGGTTGGAAGCCTGTTAATTGCCTAATACCTATTGAAAGGGTAAGCGGTGAGCAGGGCAAAAAAGACCTGCGACAACTGACTTACAAAGATACGTTTAGAACTGATTACATGATTTTTAAATAGCGAGGGGTTATGAGTTTATACGCAACACCCAAGACAATTGCTCAAGTCAAGGCTTCGGGCAAGCCAGGATTTTATAGCAAACCCCACGGCGGGTGGTTTTTTGATGGTGAAGTATTGCCACCTATTGCCCCTATACCTGCACCGGAGCCGCTGGCCGTCGCCGAACCTGCACCGGAGCCGCTGGCCGCCGCCGAACCTGCACCGGAGCCGCTGGCCGTCGCCGAACCTGCACCGGAGCTATTGGCCGTTGTTGAACCTGCACCGGAGCTGTTGGCCGTCGCCGAACCTGCACCGGAGCTGTTGGCCGCAAAAACAACCAAGAGGAATTCTAAATGAGTACCAGCAACCCGATTATAGCCACAAATACTGCCGTCAGAGCCAAGGCGGAATCCACCTACGGTGTTGCCGCTTTGACAGCGGACGGCGATGCGGTGATTGCTAATAAGGTTACGGTCAAAATTGACCATAAAACCATTGATGCAAACCTTGTCACGCCGACGCGGGGCGGGAAAGCGAAGAAATTTAGTTATACCGATGCGTCCATTGATATTGAATGTGATTTGGCGTTGGGCGGGGCAAATGAAGTGCCGGTGCCTGGCAGCTTGCCACAGTGGGATATTTTGGCGCGGGCTTGTGCTTTGCAGCGACTTTTCAATTCGACGGCAACAACCAACGCTTTAGTAGCGGGTGGGCGCAGTAACGTAACGCTGGATGCCGGTGAATCTGAGGTTGATGGGTTTTATGCGTTCCACAGCCTTTCGGTCGCTATTTTATCCGGTACCGCGCAGGCTTCGGGTTCTGCCGCTAAAAACGTTATGAAGTTAGCGGCGGCGACGGCAGAAAATTCGGGTACAGCCGATGGTGATTCTACGACGACCCTGATTATTTTGGGCGGTAACCCTTCGGGTATTGATGATGACTATGTTGGGCAGACTATTGTCTTAAACGGTGAGAGCCGGACAATTACGGCATACAACGGCACTACCCATGCGGCAATAGTCGGCACGGCTTTTTCTGATCCGACAGGTGAAGAGCCTTACAAAATATTGTTTAGCAATGCCAAAATGTCCGGGTACTTGATTGCAGTTAAGCATTATAACGGCACTATTATTGATACCTTTTCGTTTAATAGCACAACGAATGCCATTTGCTTGCCGTACAGCGTTGTCGGTACACAAAATCTGGCTGGGATGTATATCAAAATTACGACGGGTGGCAATGACCCAGAAACATTAAGAATTGGTGCTTATGATGTTTCTATCCGTAAGGCTACATTAAACGGTACGCTGGCTAATAACCCAAACAATACCAGCACGTTTGAAATTATCGAAAAGCGCACGATTGCGGCGTTTAACCCTGACACTGTTATTGCTACGGTATCGAGCAATTTCTACAAAGCCCCGGCAGCCGGTGCGACGTACTCTATCGAGCAAGCGCGGGTGATTACGTCTTATACGGGTGCTACGCAAGTTTGTGCTGTTTCGCCGCCTTTTTCGCAGTATGTGGCGACGGGCGCGGATTACACGCTTAATCCGTACATCCAGTATACCCAGTTGCCCAGCAAAACAGGCGAAGCATCGGCCACTATTGAGTGGTTTAACGATGGGCTGTTTTATCGGTTTGTTGGCTGCAAAGGGTCGGCGGTATTTGGGCTGGATGCTGATACGTCTGCTATCGGTACGTTTAGCTTAAAAGGCAGCTTGGATGTTTATGATGATGTGGATATGCCGGATAACGAAATGTTATCGCGGTATGTGCCTTCACAAGTTGTTTGCGCTGATACTATCAACTCACGCTTGATAGTGGGCTTTGCTGATGCGGTGGTACATAAATGGTCTGCGGATTTGGGAAATGATGTGCAGTACCGCAACGTGCCGGGCGACAAACGTGCCTATATTACCGACTGTAACCCTATGCTAAAAATTACGGTCGATAAAGGTCTGAAAGTGGATTGGGACTATCAGGGCTTGTTGCAAGCGAATACCAAGCTGCCGACTTTTGTTGCTCTAGGTGATATGGGCAATCAAGTTATTTTGGGTTTTCCACAGACACAAATTACGGCTTGCCCAGACTCTAATACCAACAGCGTGATGACGGCTGACCTTGAATTGATGGTCAAATCTGATTTTAAAATCGTCTTGAATTAATCAGGACAAAAACCGAGGAGATAAACAATGGCGTTAACTGTTGGAAAAAAAAGACAGTCCACTTTTACGGCAACGTTGCCGGAAGTCGGCGATGGCGGCAAAACGATTAACCACACGGCTGACGTGACTTTAGACGTTTTGAAAGCAGATGAATATGCGGCGGTGCTGAAGCAAAATTCTGACCGGGCGTTGGTCGAGCGTACCTTGGTTAATGTAGTCGGATTGAAAGATGAAGATGGCAACCCGATGGAATTTAACGATGAAAGCAAAGCGGCCCTGCTGGAAGAAACGTGGATTGTGGCGGCGTTAGCGAATTATCAAGTCAATTTGCAGCGCGGTATCAGTCCGGCAGATGTAACTAAGCGGTTGCTGGGAAACTAGCCCGCGCCGGTTATCATTGGGCCATGCCTACGGGCGTGGCCCATGATGGCACGGACAGTTTTAAAAAGCTCAACATCCGACTTCCGGCAAAGTTTACAAAACCTGTGGAGCAGCCACGGGATTTTGTTGTCGATTATGACGCGTGGCCAGCGTTTGAGTTTTTCTTGAAAATACAGGCTTATTGGCTGCATGGCTTTGGCGGGATTACCGGGCTTGACCATGGCGCGGTGATCGGGCGGATAAAACTGTTTGAGTCTTCGCGTAGCAAACAGCAACGGTTGCTGGAATGCCTTGAAGCGATTGAGCAGGGGGCGTTACAGGCCTGGGCTGATAAGCGGGCAGAAGATGATGACAAAAAGCCCGATAAGCAGCGGGTGGCGTTGACCGCAACACAAAAAAAATCAATTGATGAGCGTAAATCATGGAGATGTTAAGCAATGGCCACTAACCTTGATCTTACGCTACGGCTTCGTGCCAATGCCGACGGTTCGCTTTCGGTTATTCCTCAGACTACCCGCAATATCAATCAGCTTTCGGCGGCTAGCGACCAAGCTAGCCGTTCGGCGGCTAATTCCCAACGTTCCTTTAGCCAGTTGGCTACCCAAACCCTCGACCTTGGTGGCGCTGCCCGCGCCGCTGTAGCGGGGTTTTCTGCGTTTGCTATTTTTAATGCGGGCAAGGAAATTATCGGTGTGGCCGATGCGGTTAAATTAGCGGAATCACGCATTATCGCTTCGACGAAATCAACCGGTGATTTTGTTTTTGCTAATAAGGCGTTGCTGGATATTTCCATGCAGACGCATACTGAAATGGGGGCTAATCAGCAGCTTTTTTCACGCACGAATGCCGCTGTTGAGCAAATGGGCGGCAGCATTAAAAACACGCTGGCGTTTAACGACATGTTGGCTAAGTCGCTGAAATTGTCGGGCGCGGCGCAAAGTGAAGCCAATTCGGTTATTCGGCAAACGTCACAGGCTTTGGCTTCCGGCGTGTTGCGCGGCGATGAGTTCAACAGCATTATGGAAAACGGTTTTGTCGTAGCCCATGCGCTAGCTGATGGCCTTGGTGTTAGCGTTGGGGCATTGCGCAAAATGGCGGAAGCCGGGGAATTGACGGCGGATAAAGTTTTTACCGCTTTGCTTTCCCAAGCCCCTAAAATTGATGAAGAATTTTCTAAAATTCCGGTGACGGTAGCTGGGGCATTTACAAACGTAGAAACGCAGTTTGGCCAGTATGTAAATGCGACTAATAATGCGCACCGCGCTACGTCTAACCTTGCTAGCGGCATTGATACCGTCGCCCATAACTTGCCTGCCATTTTAGATGTGCTGGTATTGGTTGGGGAGGCGGCAACGCTAAACTTAGCCAGCAAAGGTGTTGGCGCGTTGCAGGCCTTTGTTGTCGGCCAACACCAAAGCCGGATAGCCTCACAGCTTGCAGCGGCGGCGATTGCCCAGCAAACTGCCGTTGAGCAAGCCCATACTGAGGCCTTGGCAATTAATAGCCAAGCGACCCTGAGCAACTTGCAAAGCCAAGAGTTAAGCACCCAAGCGGCACGGCAGGCGGCGGCGGCACAAATTGCCTTGGCAGAATCCGAGATTAATGCCGCCCAGGCGACGATTGCATCAACATCTATGATGTTAGGCAGCACCACGGCTATTAATAATCGGGTAGCGGCACAAATTGCCTTGGCAGAATCTGAGCAACGGCGCACGGTTTTAATCGCTGAACAAACGGCATTGGATACCCGGCAAACGGCTATTACTGCTGAGTTGACGGCAGCACAAACGGCTTTGGCAACGGCAACGGCTGATTTAGCCGCCATGCAAGAGGCGCAGGCATTAACAAGCCAAGCCGGACGCGATGCGATGATCGCCAGCGCACAAATTGCCAAAAGCAATACCGATGCGCAATTATTAGCCGCCGAAGCAACACAAGTAAGCATTATCGCCTTGCGGCCTCAAGCTGCCGCCTCTTTGGCGGCGGCAGAGGCTGATATTGCCCGCGCCCAAGCAACGATTGCTGCTACGGCGGCGGCGGTGCAAAATTCGGCAGTCTTGCATTTGCGCACCCAAGCCGAATACGAATTAGTTTTTGCTGAGCAAGAACGCACGGCAGTAACGGCTGAAATTGCGGCTTTAGATGCCCAGCAAGCCATTTTATCTGCAGAAGTGACGGCGGCACAAACGGCGCAGGCTACTGCCGTGCGGCAATTGGCGGCTGCTCAAGAGGCAAATGCCGTAGCATCCGCTGCACAACGCGCAAGCATGATGGCATTATTAAGCCCCATGAATTTGTTGAATGTAGCTTTTGCGGGGATTATGGGCTATCAGATTGGCTCATGGATGAGCGGATGGACACCCATTGCAAATACTGCGACGGCAGTAGTCGGAGGCTTTGCCCGTGCTTTTGAAGATGTATCGTACTGGGCTGCAAAAACCAAAGCCGCTTTTACGGATTGGGGCAGTCTGGATGCCTTAACCGAGGCTCACAAGAAAAGTACCCAAGCTATCTTGGATAATGTCCATTCGACATTTGAGTATCGTCAAGCCCAAGATGCGGCCATTGCCATAACAAGTAACTACAAAGACATTAAGCTGTCTACCAAGTCCGCTGAGCAAATTTTTAATGAAGAAATGAGAAAGTCAGTAGATTTACTGAATCTCTATGAAAAAACCAACCATCAAGCGGGGCTATCGACAGAAGAATTTACCAAACATCTTGGCGATTTGCGTGATGCGTATGACCGGGCAATGCCTGCACAGGATGCGTATTTGAAAAAAATGGCTGAAATACAAAAGGCAACGGATAAGGCGAACCTTAGCCCTCTGGAGTTTGACAAAAAACAAATTAATGATGACCCGCGTTTTTCGACCGAATCGGCAAAAGATAAGTTGGATGCGGGTATAGCTAAGGCTAAAGCCAATTTAGATGCCGCGCGTGAAAGTTTAAAAACGTACAAACGCGATTTAAGCGAATTGCCTGACATTGCCGGAAGTGCTACCAAGTCGGCGTTGCTAGATGAAGAAAAACTAAAACGAGAGCAGCAGGCCCTTGAGTCTTACAATTCGACAGTTGCCAAGCTAAATAATGAGTATAACCAAGCTGTCAGCAATAATGCCAATTTGATTGCCGCTACTGAAGCGCAAAATCAGGCTGAAGAGCGGAGAAAAGCCGCTGATGCCGCTGCGTCTGAAGCTAAAAAAGCGGATAAAAAAGATGAAAAAGAAGGCATTAAGCTTTTAGAGGCCGCGCATAAATCCGCTTATGAGGTGCAGATAAAAGGTATTGAGCAAGTCGCCCAGGCACAACTGGCCTTGAATGCCTTGAATGCTAAGCAGCTGGAGTTTGATTATCAGCAAAATAATATCGGCTTGCAAAGCTATCTAGCGGAGCGTGAAAAGCTGATACGCCAAGCTACTGAAACCGAAGTCGCCGCATTGGAAAAACAAAAACAGGCGGCAATGGCGGCGGTGCATACTTTCCAACCGACTGAATTTAAAATCGACGGGCAAGAAAATACGGCACTTTTTGAAAGTCTGTTGGATAAATTTGATAACGATTTGCAAAAAGCTAAAGCGGCGTACATGCAAGCGCATAGCGACTTGACGGTTATCCCACGCGAACAGATACGGACATCAAAAGAGGTTGTTGATATAAACGATAAAATCAACCAAGTTTACCGTAATCAGGAAGTAGCGTTAACCGATTTAAACCGCACGGCCATCACTGAGACCCAAGCTTACACCCGCACCATCGATGAGCTAAACGTCAAGTATTTGGAAGTGACTGGATCAGCACGGGCCGCGTTTTTAGCCCGCCAAGAACTTGATAGCCGCGATGGCTTGAAAAGGGCGAATGCTGACAAGACTAAGCCCGATACGGCAATGGTTGGTCTAATCAACAAAACCAATAATGCGGCCTTATTAAAACGCGATACCGAAGCGGCAATCACTTACCAAGAAAAGCTGAATGAAATTAACCGCTCAACCCGTGATATTGGCCTGACCAGCACTCAGTCTTTCGATTTGATAAATCAGGGTATCGGCGGCTTATCTAATGCCTTTGACAGTTTCATCAAATCTTTGCATTCAGCAAATGATGCGATTGCCGATAATGCCTTGGCAGCTAAAAAAGCCGCCCTTGATTCTTCCCTTGAGCAATCTGAGCGCGATAATCTGGCAAAAGCCTATGCACAAAAAAGCATCAGTTTGGAGCGAGAAAAAACGCTGGCCGGATTAACGGGTATTCGGCAACTGACGGGAGCCACTGCCAATATGTTTGGCGAAAATACGGCGGCACGGCAGGCGTTTAGCAAAGTAGAGCAGGGGCTGGCGGCGGTTGAATTGGTATTGCAAGCGCAAAAGCTGTTCGGCATTGGCGCAGTGGCGGCGGCGGAAACAGCCTCTATTATCCCCAGCGTGACTGCCAGCACCGTTAAGGGCGAAGCAAAGGCAGCAGAGGCAGTGGCTACCCAAGCTACAGCCGGCCCGTATATTGGCTTTGTTTTGATGGCGGCGATGGCGGCGGCCATGGCAGCTATCGGGTTTGCCACGGGCGCCTTGGGCAGCTCTATTGCCCAGCCGCCTGCGTCTTCTCCCGACACCGGAACAGTGCTGGGTGATAGCACCGCGCAGTCCGAGTCTATCGGCAATATTGTCAGCACGCTTAAAGATATTCACGCTTCTGAATACCCGGAATTGCGCGGTATTAATACGGGCATTACGGATTTGCAAGCAGCGTTGTCGGGGACAATTACGACATTATTCCAAGCGGGTGGGTTGGATACGTCTAACGTTGGCTTAAATTTAGGTAAAAAATCAGTAACGGGTATTGGTGATTTTTTTAGCCCAAAAATTCTTACATTATTCGAACCGCAAAATTTTACGAAATTGTTAGATGCTGTATCTGGCATTGCATTAATTGACGCAATTTTTTCTGGCGGATATACATCAGTAGTTGAGAGGGGCATACAGACAACTTCGCAAACATTTAGTCAAATTATTGACGGGGCAATGCTCAAAGCTCAGCAATACAACGTTATCAAAATCCGGTCATGGGATTTGTTTAGCGATTCGACATCTTATGAAACAGCGTTTAATAGTCTGAATAGCCGCGTCGAACGCTCTTTAACCGCTGTTTATTCTTCGGCGGGGCAGGTAGCGATTTCCTTAGCACAAAATCTGGGCGGCAATCTGGAACAGCAAGTCCGCGATTATGTCATGCCACCGTTAAAAATCGATTTGACTGGATTAAGCGGTGATGATGCTGCCAAAAAACTTAATGCCGTGCTGTCAACCGCTCTGGATACCATGGCAACCGATGTTTTTGGTTCGGTGGTCGGAAAATATCAGCATTTGGGCGAGGGTATGTTGGAGACCGCCAGCCGCATTGTCGCCGAGGTCGCCGTCGTTCAGCAGTCACTCAGCACGTCGGGAATGAGCATGGCTGGGGATGCGGTGGCGATCAGCGACGCGCTAGTGCAAGCAGCGGGTGGCCTGCAAGACTTCCAAACCAATTTCAGCGATTACTACGACAAGTTTTTTAGCGATGCCGAAAAACAATCCAGCCGGCAAGCAAACTTAACCGCTCAATTGCAGGGCGTGTTCCTTGGTTTGCCCGATACCCGCGCAGGCTATCGGGCATTGGTCGAAGCCTTGGACTTAAGCAATGCCAAAGACCGCGAGCGTTACACCCTGCTGTTGCAGTTAAGCAGCGCGGCAGACAGTTATTATTCGTCATTGGAGAGCAGCTTAAAAACCTATCAAGATGCCGTTAAGACAGCCTACGATACCGCATCCAGTTTGCTGCAACAGCAAGTCACGACGTACCAAGGCTTTGTTGACTCACTAAAGAGCTTTGAAAAAACGCTGGTAAACAATAAAGCCGCCCCAGCTGACCAATACGCCACGGCCAAAGCTGATTTTTACGCGCTGCGCAAAACCTTGGCAACGGGTACCGACGCACAAAAAGAAACCGCTTTGGGCCAGTTGCAAAATGTCACCCAAACCTATTTGGATGCCTCTAAAAATTACAATGCTAGCGGCTTGGGCTACATCAAAGATTTTGCGGATGCCCAGGCTTTATTGACCCAGCAAATTGGCTACTCGCAGGGCAAGGCCGACGTGGCGAAAAGCCAGCTTGATGCCTTAACCTCGCAACTGACCGCTTTGGGCGTGCTAAATAAATCAGTTTTGACGGTAAAAGATGCTGTTGATGCCTTGGCGATCGCCATGACCGATTGGCAAAAGGCCAAAGCCGCCCAAGAGCAGGTGGCGGCGGATAATGCCAATAAGGCGGCATTTTTAGGCCAAGAATCTGCCCGCCGTGCTACTTACGATACGCCTATCGCCAAAAAGGCAGCGGCTTATGGCGCGGCAGCTCAACAGCAAGAAAATCGGCTGGGATGGAGCGATAACGCCAGCCGGAGTGCCTTTAGTGCGGAGGCCATTATTAAGGCAAATTCGGGGGCTGTTGTCGGCGGCGAGACCTATCAGTCTAGCAGCCGACAGTCTGGGCAAGTGATTGCCGGATTAAGGGATAGCAACTTTGCATCGGTGCGTGCCCAGTTTGGTGATATTGGGCATTTGTTGGAAGGCATATTGGGCGGGGTATTGCCGGATGTTTTTGTCAAAATCGCCGGGGGCGGGGGCAATGGCACCGAGTCATATACTTTTAACAGCCAAACCCGGACCCTGAATTCAGACGACATAGACCCGTTGGTGCGGATGTTTGCCAAAGATGCCGTTAGCTATTTGGCTGATGGCTTGGACAATAAGGCATGGGCTGATCAAGTTAAAGCGGTTAGCTTTAGCTCAATAGCGGGCGGCTTTAACAGCCTATCGACGTTGATGGATCACCTCAAACATCCGTATACCGCTAAAACTTACGACCCGTTGAAAAAGTATGCCATGGGCGGCGTATCGCATACGGCGGCAATTTTTGGCGAGGCGGGGCCGGAAGCGGCAGTGCCTTTGCCTGATGGGCGCAGCATTCCGGTAACGCTGTTTAATCAGCAGCCCGCTACGGTGTCGGTATCGGTGGGGATGCCGGATTGGATTCAGGCGTTGGTCAATGGGCCAGGCCCTTCGGGTGCCGATGTTAATCAGGATCTGGATACGTTGGCGGAGCTGAAGGCGGCGGTGGCGGAGTTGCGGAAGCTAGGGGATTTGCTGATCGAGCAAAACAAACATGCCGCCGCGAATGTGCGGACTGACCAAGCGGGATTTTTAAAAGTAGCGGAGAAGCTGGAAAAGCAGGTTGAAGCGATTGAGCGGGGTAATCGGGCTAAACGGGTGGAGACGATGAAATGATGGCAAATGTATCGACATCAATACATTTTGGGATTAGCTGATGATTATCTTATTGACAGTTTTGGCGTTGGATGCCAGCAATGCGGCGGTGACGTTGCGGTTTAGCGACGGCAAGTATATTGATGATGATGGTAATCCTTTTTCGCCCCGGATCGCTAAACCTGCCTTAGTTAGCGTGATTGCTAATGATGGCGGATTGTTTGCGATGTTTGCAGGTAGCAGTATAGGAGATATTGCGCTTGATAATACTGATGGCCGTCTGGACTATTTGGCGGATTATGCGGTTGATGGCCGCGCGGCTACGGTGTCTGTTTTTGAGGGCGGCACAGTGACGGATCGGTTTGTCGGCACGGTGGGGCGGATGACTGAGCAGGATGGGCAGGTTATTTTTGCGTTAAAGGCACGGCAAGAGACGTTGGGCAATCAGCACCCGCTGGACACTTATGCGGGTACTAATGTTTTGCCCGCTGGCATTGAGGGGACGGCAGATACGATTAGCGGTAATGTTAAGCCCAAGGTGTTTGGTGATTGTCGGAATATGTCGCCTGTTTTGGTCAATTCTGCTTTGCTCATTTATCAGGTGTCAAGCCGGGCAGATTGCGTGATTACGGCGGTTTATGATGATGGGATAAGGCTGTCCAACTATCAGGTTAATGGGGCGTTGAGCGTGGGGGCAACGTCTATTGCGGTTGATACTGGGATTGGCGATATTCCGGCTGGGGCGAGGGTGATGTTTAGCAACCACCAGACGATTTACACGGTAGCGACGGGGTTGGCGGCGGGTATTATTGAGTTGGGGACTGGTTTGGCGGTAGCTGTGCCTAATAATGCGTTTCTGGAGGTGGTGGATTTTTATGCCGACACTACGGCTTTGCAGTTTACGGATTATTTTGTGGATGGCGACCACGGGGCGGGTGATACGTCTGTTGCGGTGGCTTCTGGCGTTGGGGCAATTATTGCGGGTGACAAGGTGTCGTTTGGTAGCCATGTGGCTATTTATTCTGTAGCGACGGGGCTTTCTGGAGGGGTTGTTATCTTGGATGATGGCTTGGTGGAGGCTGTTGGCGATGGGGATGTAGTGCATGTTTTGGGTACAGATAGCCCGGCTTTGTGGGGCAGTTTTCAGGGGTATTTTCGGTTGTCGGCTAAGCCGTTTGGGGCGGTGACTTGTGATGCTATATCGGTTAATGGGTCTGGGGTAGTGCATAAGGCGGGGGATGTGCTGGCGTTGCTGGCTGATGAGGTGGGGTTTACGGTTGATAGCAGCGGGGTTGCTGAGATTAATGGGGCGGGGGTGTTGGGGCGGTATGTTGATAGTGCGGCGACGACGTTGGAGCTGTTTAATAAAGTGATGGCCAGTGTGGCGGGGTTTTATTATTTTGTTGGCGGTGAGATTTTTTTGAATTTGTTGGCGGCGCCGGCCAGCACGGAGGATTGGCAGTTGCAGGACTGGGAAATTATCAGTATTTCGCGGTCGGCGACAGGCTTGGGCAGTAATGGTTTGCCGATTTACAGCGTGCAATGCCAGTTTGACCGCATTGAGACGGTACAGGCGAGCATTGATGGCAATGTGTCAAGCTATTGGCGGCAACGGCTTAAAACGCAGTACCGCGAGCAGACGGGCGTGGATAGTGCGGTTTTGACACGGCATCCGTTAAGCATTTTGTTAAAAATCGAGAGTTTGCTGAGGTATTCGGGCAACGTGGCGACTTTGTTGGCTAGGTTGATGCCGATTGTTAAAGTGCGACGGGATGTGGTTGATGTGGTAGTTGATAGGGTGCGGGTTAAGTCGTATCTTATCGGTAGCACGGGTAAGATTTTTAATGATCGGCTGGGGTATTCGGCGGGTCGCAAGCTGGTTTTGATCGGCTATAAGATTGATGATGATCTTGGACAGGTCACGTTGTCGTTGTTTGGATAAAGGGGGTTGGGATGACTGGACAGGTTTTATTAGGGCTTAATAATCGGATTGGGGCGGCGACGTTGACGGCTACCAACGCCTGGGAAGCGGCTATGCCTTTGACTAATGTAAAAACGCCTTTTTTGGCTGAGGTTGCGCGGTCTACGACGGCTGATGATTTTACGTTGACGGTTTCGTTTGCGGGGTTGACGGCGCGGGCTATTGGGGTGGTGGCGATTGCCGGGCATAATTTGTCTAGGGATGCGACTATGCAGGTTAAGACTTACCAAGGGGCTACTTTGCTGGATGATTCGGGGGTATTGGCGGTATGGCCTTATCTTCATGCTGATGACCCGTTTTATACGGCGCATACGTTTAGCGCGGCGATTGTTGATGCTGATCGGGTGGCGGATTTGGTCACCAGTTGCGGCTATTACCTACCGGGTAACGCAGCCGGAAATAAAGTCACGATTACGGTGTCAGACAGTGGCAACTCAACCGGATACCTAGAGATAGGGCGGGTTTTTGTGGGGGAGTTGTTGAGTCCTGATTTTAATGTGGAGTATGGGGATGTGTCTTATTCTCGGACTGATTTGTCTGAGATTAATAAGAGCAAGCGGGGGGTTAAGTTTGCCCGGCAATATCGGTCGATGCGGGTGGCCACGACGACATTTAAGAATTTGGCTGAGGGTGAGGCGGTTGGTGGGGTAGTAGCGGCGCAGCGGGTAGCGGGTTTGGTTGGTGAGGTGTTGTGGTCGCCTGGCTGGCCGGAATATGTTGTGATTGATGGGGCAAAGGCGGTTAGTTCGTTTTGGTTTGAGCGGTTTTTTTTGGGGAATTTTACGGCATTGGATGCTTTGACTAATCCTTATCTGGATGCTTTTAGTATGGCGTTGGCGGTGGAAGAGGTGATGCTGTGACGGTTGTTGTTTATGATCGGACTAAAGGGGTTTTGAAGACTCGCGTTACGTCGCCTGTATCGCTTGCTCAGTTGCAGGATATTGCTAGCAATACAATTATTGGTAGGATTACGGGGGGGGATGGGAAGCCGGAGGTTTTGTCTCCTACTCAAGCCAAGGCTGTTATTGGGGTTATGGATGGGGCTACTGGGCCGGCGGGGCCTACGGGGCCGGCAGGTGCGACCGGATCGACGGGGCCAACGGGTGCAACAGGGCCAGCAGGTGTGACCGGATCGACGGGGCCATCAGGTGCGACTGGATCGACGGGGCCAGCAGGTGCGACTGGATCGACGGGGCCAGCAGGTGCGACTGGATCGACGGGGCCAGGTGTACCCTCCGGCGGCACTGCCAATCAGGTGCTATCTAAAATTGACAGCACTACCTACAATACCCAGTGGGTAACGCTTAGTGCTGGTGGTGGGGCAATATCAGCCATTGCATTACTAAGAGCTAGTCATTTTTATAATAGCTCTACTCAATTAGCTTTTAACAGCAACCCGGCACAGTCAAAAACCTTGTATAACACTGTTTCTGGGCTAGTATTTAATGCTAGTGGGCAATGCACAATATCTTTTCCTATCGGTATTTATATTATTCATGTTGTTGGCAACTTGCTTATAGCTGGGCATGATTTAGTTATAAGGTTTTCTGACAACTCAGGTACGCCTATTGCTAGCCCTATTAATGGCTCAGGTGGAACGGGGGGTACTGCTACTGCTTCAGTCGGCGTTAATTATACCCAGTATTTTTATTTAGACTTATCAGCCGCTGGTGGGAATACGGTACTCTATATGGGCGGTGCGGCTAATAAACTTTATATAGATGTAGTAGCGGCTGGAGCGTCAACTACTTTTGTAAGCACGGTAAAAATAGAAAAAATAGGATGATAAATTTCATAAAAACCAACTGGTGGAGCTAATTCCAATTAAATTTTAGATATTATAAAATAGTAATAATATTATAACAATAATTACTTTATTATTTATCTGTCAAGCAACAAAAGCACTCCTCCTCACCTTTTCGGTTCTCCTCCTCTATTTTTTGTTGCAAATTGCGAAAGTGCAGATGAATACAAGCTATTCCGTAGCTTTTTGGCCTGAATTTTGTTGTATTTGATAGGGGTATTTTGATGGAAAGTGGCTGTTAATCGGCTAGGTAATAGCCACTTTAACAGCCACTTTTAACAAATGATAAAATAAATAATATATTTATCAATAACTTGTATGGTGGAGGCGGCGGGAATTGAA